TCTACTAAGCCAGCAGTACCAATATCGATACCAAACTTAGAAATGTATTCAAATGATTTTCTATTACCTAGAGATCTTAACCACTTTGGTCCTGCACCTCCAGCTGCTTGTAGTTTACTACCAGCTTGGATAGCCATACCTCTTAGACCTAGTGATGGTATTACTAGACCAGAAATGTTACGAACAGCTGTAGATACTTTATCTTCATACTCAGGTAGTTTAGGTACGTTAAAACCTGTTGCCATGTTAAAGGCGTCTGTCATTGTATCAACGATACCAACAGCAGGTGCTACACCTTCGTATAAGTTTTGTGGTAAGTCTTTAATAGTTTTCTCAGCTACATCTTGAGCAAAGCCTAATGCACCTGGTCTATTTTCTTGTCCTTCCGTAGAAGGTTGTTGTACTTGATCAGGTTGGGTAGTAGTATCCGTAGATACTTCTGAACCTGGTTGTACATTATTATTTTGGAAAGATTCAATTGTAGAATTAATTGCATCTACATCAATATCTTCCAAATTTATTTCATCCATAATTACTTGTTAGATAATGCTTCTACAGCTATACCAGCTTGTGTTTTACTAAATTCTTCACCTTCTTTTTCTATATTAAGATCTTCGATTAGTTTTACACCATTGTAATATCTAACCTTTTCTTTAGGAGTTAGATTTTCAAAACCTACTTTCTCAACTTTTTTATGAAGTTGAATCGTATCTGGATTAGCTGTTTCATCTACTAATTCAGTTAAGAATTCTTCTGCTCGTATCAATCTTTGAAGAGGTGTTAAATCTTGACCATCTGGTGAAGTTAGGTCTTTTAACTTCTTTTCTAATTGACTATTTTTAACTAGCTCTTTAATTTTAGGATCATTACTATTTATTAAAGCTTCAGCTATTTGTATTAAAGCTTTTCCTTTAGGTTTGTTTGGTATCTTACCAACTTTATAAATAAATTTAGGAGATAAAGTTTCAGATGTTATAATATCTATTGTTTCTTCTGGAGTTATTACAGTACCTGGGGTATTTAAAAAATTATCAGTTATTGATAAGCCTGGTACACTTTTTAATTCATTCCAATTTGTAGTAAAATTCTGTTCCCAAGTACTTTCATTATCTATAATAGTTATTTCACCTACTTTAGAACGGACAAAGTTAGGGTAATTACCATTTGAATCTTTACTCCACTCCCCTGCTCCATCTTCTCCTATTGGAATACCAAAACCTTTTTCTTCTTTGAGTGCTTTCATAGCAGTTGCAACTCTAGTTGGTATATCAGGATCATTCGGATTCAAGTTATAATACTTTTGATAATATATATCTTCCCATTTTGTCATTTCAAGACTTAACTTTCCAGGCCACGTATTCGCTCCTAAAACTTCTCCATCAGCTAATGTTCGTTGTTTTGAATCTTGACTTACAATGTTATTATTAGATGTATTTCTGGTTTCAAAATTTGGAAATAAATTATCTTTTTGGTGTTGTATTAATGCGTTTTGTTTCTCACCAAATTCTGTAACAATACCATTGTTTTCATTATTTTTTACTCTATCTATATTAGACTTTGTAAGGAATGTACCATTTGAAATAGAGTTGTTTAAATGTTCAGCTTCTTGTTCATAAACTGATTTACTTTGAGATACCCAATTAAATTTTTCTAATTCTTTCCAAGTTTCTGAATCTAATCTAGATTTTAAAAGTAATGCAGCAGCATCAAATTCAGCTTGACTTGTAAATCCACCTTCATATCCTTTATTTAAAAGTTGAGTAGCTTCAAATTTAGCAGCAGCTTTAATTTTATTAAGTTTAACAGTTTCACCTTCTAATATACCTTTAGTTAAATGATTATAATATTTACCTTCTTTATCAAAAAAAGCATCAGGTATATTTTTAGCAGCTGGATGATCTTTTAATTCACCTGTAAATAATTTATTTAATTTATCTATACTGAATTCACCAGCTTGACCTAAATCATATATGTCATTAACAATAGATTCAGTAGCTTGTTGTATTGCTGTTTTACCACCAGGAATATCTTTTAGAAATGCTGCACGATCAGTAATTTCTTGATTTATAAATAAAACACCGTCATAAGGATCAGGGTTTTCAAAAAATAATTTAGTACGTTCTTTAAATTTTAATTGTTCTGTACTTAATATCTGAGCTTTAGCTTTAGATCTACCAGTTGTTCTACTAGTTTCTGACATTCTTCGCATTTCTTCAGCTTGTGAAGAAGCGAATAAACCATCACTTAATCTTAAATGAGAGTTTTTTTCTTTCATCCAATCTTCATGAAGTCGAGCTTTTGTAGCTTCATCGGATGCTTGATAATCATTCCATCTATCTATATCTCCTTCAATCTCATCTTCAAAAACAGCTCTAGTATAACCCTTAGTATTTATATTAGCTAAATATTTTTTAGTTAACATTATCTCTCTAGGAGATAAATCTTTTAATTTTTTACCAAATAATAAATCTTTACTTTTTCCAACAGTTTTAATGTAAGGATTATGATCTTCTTTAAGTTGTGTTCTGTCTTCAGTTCTAAACCAAGTATTTAGATTTTTAAGTTGGTCTGTATCTAAATTATCTAATTTCTTTTTAAATTCTGTATCTTGTGCACTTTTCCTAGCCTCCATTACCTGACCAATAGTTTGAGAGAAACTAGCTAACTTAGCAAACATCTCAGGTAAATTCAAAGTAGCAGCTTCTTCCTGCCTATCTCTTTCTCTTAACTGTTGGTGGTATGTATCTAATTGTCGAGACTGCCTAGCGTAGACCTTCTCTAAAGGAGTCAACCAGTCGGTGACTTTCTGTGGATCGTATTGTATTGTCATTAGTTATCCAGGTTTAAAAAATACCAGCAACAGAACTAGCGATACTCAAAGCATCCATAAATGCTGCAGCTCCTACGCTCTGATACACAGGTTTAGGCGGTGCAAGGTCAGGGCTCTTGATAATAGCATTCTTAGCAAAGCTGTTCATCTGTTCAGCACGTGCTAAACCAGCTGCTTTTCTACCAGCTGCATCCATTTCTTGCTTACCTTCTGTTAGTTCATAAGCTTTACGTGAACCTTTAGCTAAGTATTTACCTAACTCTAAAGTACTAATTCTAGCAGCGGATCGACCTGTTTGACCGCTAGCAGCCATTTTAGCACCAGTGTTATCTTGTAAAAATTTCTTCCAGTTAGCTTCGTCTTCTTGTAAAGCAGCTCCTATTTGATCACCGAACTTAGCTTGAATATCACTATAAACTTGTGATAAACCTAAGTTACTAGAATCAATAAGTTGGTCATGCATAATACGCTCAGTATTAGTAATACTAAGGGTTTGCATCCAATCGGCTTCTCTTTTTTGAAGTTGATATTCATAATTACGCCTGGCTCGCTCATTGGCGGCTCTGGCTTGGGCTCCTAAGCACACGGCAAAACTCGATAAAGGATAATTTGTTTGGTCCAAACTCTACTTCACGTAAGAACTTGAATCCAAGGAATTTAAGTAGCTTTAAATGGACGGTGTTGCGTTTATCAACAACGTTCCACAGCAACTTATCAGGTTGTCTTTCAACATAACGCTTTGCTTCCCTTACAAAGGTCATTGGGTATTCATGTATAGCAGGTGTACATAGCATCCAGATTTGACCTCCAGGGTCTACTCCAGCCATTCCAGCAGTCTTGCCGTTAGGCACTGTGAAATAGACACAGGAGGGCTTCTGAACAGCATCTAACAATGCTTCTGTAGAATCTACACCATGACCTTCTTCGACCTCTCTACGGTCTTCTGGACGTAAATTAGAGGCCACCTCTTTGGCAGCCTCCAATGTGATAGGATGGATAAATTTAGACACTTGAATAAAACTTATTTGTGGAATTCCCTTCCCATGTCATTGAATATAATGTTAATGGTGTTGGGTGTGTAGATTTAAGTGTTATGGTTGTATTTGTATTCCTATCATATATAGGTATAACTCTTGTTTGTAGTTGTTGAACAGGTAGTTCATTCATATCATAGGAGTCAGATATTACTGATTCATGATCTTCAGTATAATTTGGTTTACCTCTTCGTTTAAGTGTTGTTTGATATAAACCAGATGCACCTAAATTTATTTTATTACGATGAAGTATTAATGAACTTCTAGTATCAGACCTAACTGAATCTCCCTGTTTACTTGTTAAATATATCTTAGGAAATTCAACTTCCATTTCATACTCATAACCTACTACAAATGATTCATGTAATGTTGAAGTAGTGTCATTATTCTTACATGTATAATCACCAGATATAGTAGCATAAGACCCAGTAAAAGAAACATTAGCACCACCTGAATAGGCTGTTATACTTTGAGCATTAGCTATAGTTGGTGTGCTCATATTTCCTCTATTTTCTCCTGATATTATATATATTTTTGAATTAGAAAGTCCATTAACATTAGGTACTAAAAATTTAGTTACATCTGAAGTTGGTTCGTATTGACTAACTGTTATTGTACCTGGTGGATTAGTATCAACTGCAGCATTATTACTATTTCTATTAAAAGCAACAGTATCAGAACCACTCAACCAGATAATCGAATACCAACCATTCTGTGATGATAATGAATTATCACTAAAAGTAAGGTAATGTAAATCACCTAAAGTATATATACTATTATCTGCAACTGTTATATTATAAATTTTATTAGCACCTGTAGCACTTATATTGAATGAAGATGTAGTTAATGCAGCTGGTAATGTAAATTTCTTTGCGTTATCTAAATGTACCCTATGTTTAAATTCATTGTCACTAGTATTAGTTTGCAAGGTATTACTATGCATTTGTAAATCAAGCTTCAGCAACATACACTTACTATCATCATCTGTAACTATATATAAGGAATCGTCTATAATAAAATGGTATTGTATCTGCCAATCGAATGTCCAAGTAAACCAAGCTTGATGTACTCGTTTATCTGAAGTATTGAAATATTTATAGCAGTATAAAGTTTTTTTATCCTTTTCACTTAATGCTACAAAACCATTTTCTTTAGATGATGAAACTATATTTAGATCTTTATCTAACAACTCACTTACAACTTTACTTTGTTCAATAACATCAGGTTCACCTTCTCTAAGAACCCTAGCCATTTCCATGAACCTACTATGTTGTCCTACATTATCTATAAAACCAATAGTAGTACCAAGTGAAAATGGATTAGTATTATGATTAAAGTTATACGCTGATATGAAGTTTATTTTAGCTGTTAAAGGACTTAGTACATCACTATCTGTAGTCAACATAAACTGTTGATTCTTAGTGAATAAAACTAGACCACTATTAACTTGAATACCATCAAAAATAATAGCTGGAAATTCAGAACTACAAGATATATCAATTGGATCAGTCGCTGTAAATTGTATTGCAGACTTAGCCCAGAAATTAGTAAAGTCACCAGGTCTAGACATGACTACATTTTCATCACTCAACAAGACTAATCTGTTCCTAAAGAACATCATCTTGTTAATAGTCTTACCAATGAAACTAGGTCTAGGGTTTGTACCATCAACACTTGTATCACCTACTTGAGCGTTATCCCATGTAACAGTTGAAAGTGTAAATGTACCATCAGCCTGTCTTACCAATTGAAGAGGCATAGTACCTGCATCAAATTCAATATTGGTATCTGGTTTTGCACATTCTTCCCATACACCTTCACCATCTCTATCGTTATGTCCAAAGAATTTTACATAGTAATCATCTTCTTCAGCTTCACTATTAGCAACCTTAACTACATAACCATGCTTACATTGTTTAGGTAGATCAGCTACATCTTCTACTGAATCAGTTAATACATTTAGTAATTCTCCTACAGGTGTAGATGCATTAAATGAATTAGAAGATCTAGTTATATATAAACCATTACCTATTTGTTGTACATTAGCATCAGTAAAGTTTCCAGTAGCTACGATACCTGTCCTAATAGCACCTATTATACTTTCAGCGGTAACTGTTGTTTTAGTATCAAATGAGGTTGGAGTTGGACGTATTAATCCAAGATTAGCTTGTACTTTAGATGTACTAATAGAATCAACTGTTATTAGTAAACTACATCCTTTAAAACCAACTTCAATAGTATCACCTTCTCCCCAACCTTCTCCACCATGTAATAGATCTATAGTTACTTGATAACGTGCAAGATATTCTACTGGGGAGAAATCGTCTACTGGTACGGATTGACCAGTGCTTGTTATTCTAAAGTATAAATCTTTTTTACTATTTGATGCACCTGCTGTAACTGTAGTTGCATTAAAAGTAGTGTTAACGGTACTACCATCTGCAGATGTTCGTTCTAGTTTTACATTACCTACAGTTTGAGTACCACCTTTCTTATAAACTAATCTAAACTTTGTTCCATAACTTACTTGATAATGGTTAGGTTGTCTTTCAGATATAGTACCAATTGTAAATTTTAACTTGTGATAGTCAGAATGGTTTCTAAAAGCATCAGCTAATTTTTCAGTACTATCTCTATTATGTTCACCATCTGGAGCACCACTTGTTAAAGAAATACTATCTAATACAAGAGTTGTTGTACCATCAGTAATTCTGTAGTAACCGTCAACACCATTAACAACATCACCTGTTAAATCTATTTCATATATTGCTGGAGTACCATTAACACTAAATATTTCTGTACCAACATTAGGTAATTGAGGATCATAACCTATATTTATAGATTGTGCTGATACTCTAGTAGCTGTAGTAACTTCAGTTGTAGTTGTGTTATCAAATAAGTTAACTGCATATTGACTAGCATAAGCTACTTTCTTTAACTCAATAAACGCCTCTGGCGGTCTAGCAGCTTCTTTAGTAGAAGACATACTAGTATTCTTAGTACGATTAGTTATATAGGTAAAATCATTTACAGTTAAAGTTTGGATATCTTGATCAGCAGTATGTGTTAAATAAGTAGCCATAGCAGAACTATTCCCACTGGAATTAACAGTAACAGGACTACCATCACTACATTTCCACATATTGATATCACCTGTTCTACTGATCTGACCTAAGTATTGTTCAGTTTCATCTCTGTAATAGTGAAACCATTTACCTTGATCTTGAGAATCTGTAGCTGTACCATCTGCATCTAATTGTTTAATGAATCTAGTTCCTGGTCTTTTAGATAAACCCTCTGTTATATCTGGAAAAACATTCTTTGCTACATTAACTTGACCAGGGACTTTAAGTTCATCAGGTTGTTGAGATAGTCCAGCTATATAAGAGGGTATTGTTTGAGTTACATTTGACATTATCTACTAAGTACAGAGAACGGTGTATAAGGTCTATATCCTGATTCATGTGGGATGTTAAAGAATGATGGATCTCCTTTATCACATTCGTATTCAATACAAGATGCTCTTGATTTAGCTTCATCTTGTTGTAGTAGTTCTACTAGTTGTGGGTTAGATACTAGTTGTGTAGCTGCTCTTACAGCTGCTCTATATGTTATGTATCTTTGAAATACATTTGGTAAATCAGTAAATGGATAAAGTGTTACTGCATCTATAAAGACATCATTATCAAATTCATCTGTGTGATTTACAAGATCATATAGTCTTCCATTTCTAGTTACTACATCTTTTGTTCTATCAGATAGTCCATCATTGAGATCATATCTAAGAGTATTAGCAGGAAGGGTTACATGCTTATTAGTATCTGGACTAATTTTTATATGATTCTCAGTGTTAAAATGCCAGCCTTCATTCTGTACATCCTTATTTACTTCATTAAGGATATTGTATATAAATGATATTTCTGGATTCGTAAAGTTAAGGGTGGTTATTGGAGATTGACCGATGGCTCCCAGTATAGAATTGACTGCGGATAATTCGGTATCGAGTTCAGTTGTTGTGGTAGCCATGAAAAATTTTTGAGAAAAAAAAAAGGGAGCCATAAAGACTCCCCATGTGTGTATAAAATATAAGTTAAGTGAAACTTGCGTTTGAAACAGCAGTATCGTTCCAGTTGGAAGATACATCTACACCAGCTACAAGTTCAACAGCAGCAGCAGGATTCAAGAAATCGGCTCCCATTGCTAAACGTCCGAGTATTACATCTCCTTGGTAAACCACTGAAACGTCACCAGATGTAACTTGAACAGAAGGTCCGATAGCTTCTACAACACCAGCAGCTTCCTTCTGGAAAATAAGACCACATGAATGATCGAATTTAGCAGCTGTACCATAGTTGTTTGTAGTCTTCTGACCACCTGCTGGTGTACCATCATTAGCAGCTTGATCCCAGTCACCCATTGCTTCACCAACGAAAGTACCGTTGTTATCATTAGAAGCTCTTGGGTTCATAGCAGTATTAGTACCAAACTTACCAAAGAACGGAATGTTCATTGACTTGAATATCTTAATACCAGCTATTTCTATAATACCGTTACCAGACTGTAGTGCTGTACCTTGTACGTCACGGTTGATTAAACCATTAGAAGATATATCTTGGATCAGTGCATAGTACTGTCTTGGGTTAAGAACAGCTACTCTTCCATCACCTGAAACACCTTTCTCGTCTAGAATTGCAGCAGCATCAAAGAATGCATCTACTAACTTACCAGCGTCATAAGCATCTGCAGCTGTTGTACTTGAATCAGTACCAACTTTAACTACAGAACCACCTGGCTCAACGAATCCAGACATTGTGACTGGAGAAGGTTGTCTAGCAGCTTTAGATATAGCTCTGAAGATTCTTCTATCATAGTTCTCAGCTAGAGCATAACCAATCTTACGAGAAATCTCTCCCCTCAAGTCATAATGAGCAAGTGTCTCATCTAGCTCATACACAAAAGCTGAACTAATTAATAGGTCATCAACTGTGATAGTTTTTTCTGCTACTGGAGGTGACTTCTCGTCGTTACCGAGTATGCTTTGGCCTGGGATATGGAATTCACTTTTGGTACGACCTGTGTAGATGAACTGTAATGATTTACCGTTCTTAAGTGTACGTCTTGTTACAAGATCTCTAGCGATTGTGTTATGCTGGAAACCTTTAAACATCTCGCCCGAAAATAATTTCAGGTAAAGGGCTCGCCTTTCAGCTTCAGTACCCGCATTAGTTAAGGCACCATTATTGGCACCTCCATAAATAGGACCGTTAGCTGTAGCGGTTGTGGCTTGTTGTGCCATGATTAATTAAAAAAAATGTATTGTTTACTGTCTTCCGTACGAAAATTTTTTTTGATCATTTGTTGTGGTCTATCCCACCGTCTAGACGGCTAGAGGGTATCCTGCGTACAGGGCCAAAAGCCAAAGCGAGTGAGGGGATTCGAACCCCTGTTAAGTTAGGTTGGAAACCTACTTTCTTCCTTAGTCACTCGCAAGGTAGCACAATGAGGTGCCGCCTTTTCATGATGAATCACATGAGACCATTCTATATAAAGAATGAGGGATAGCAATCCAAAGACTACTATCCATAACTCGTTAATTTTCTTCACCTAATAATGCTTCCTCTAAAGATTTAGGGAAATCATCTGACTCGTCAACACCTGGTGGTTGTTTTTCACTAGGCATAGTGTCAGGCTTCTCTTCTTTATTCATTGGAGCATAAGGAGTAGGATGAGCTACTCCAAATCCAGTTGCTGATTGTTGTGCCATTAGAAGGAGAACTTAGCTCCTAGCTTTGTACCGTAGGTGTTGTCAGCGTCTTCCACTTTTGCGAAAGATACTTCACCATAGATACCAAGTTTATCTGTAGCAGAGACAGAAGCACCAAGCTTCCCAGAAAAATTAGACTCTGAATCAACCCCATCAACAGCATTGATTGTTTTGCCACCTTGTACATAGAAAGCAAGGTCTCCGATATTATTCTCGTAACCCACGTGTAGATCAGTAGATCTAGACTCATAATTAGAGCCAGTGTAGTTAGCATTAGTTTCTACGTTCACATATGGACCAGCCATTGCAGGTGTAGAAGCAAGGGTGGTTACTAGAACAAGTGCAAGTTTTTTCATTTAATTTTTGTAAGATTTGTAGTAAGTGATGCCACGATATTTAAGTTTTTCTGATCTCTCTAAAAACTTTTGCTCTTTAACACGAGCTTGTAGCTCAACAGAAGACATAATAAAACCTCAATATCTAGACCCCGTTCCATGCCTAGATTTCATGCGTCCCAATAGGGATGAACGGACGTGGCTAATGTGGATCCATTTTT